ACATCCGTCGATGGCACTTATGATATTGTTATTGATGGTGCTGTTGATGATATTAAGTCAGCATCAAACTGGTCTTACACAAATAAGTTTGAATCCTTCGACTCTCTTAGACAGGGTGATGCTTTCGGGTATGTAGCACAGCTTGCCGGTTACGCCAAGGCTGCTGACAAGAAAGCAGGTGGATGGTGGGTAGTGAACAAGGCCAATGGTCAGTTCAAGTATGTGCCAGCCACAGGCATTGATGTTGACAAAGAAGTATCCAACATCAAGCAAACTGCAGACACAATAAATGAGAATAGGTTTGAGCGTTGCTTTGATGCTCTACCTGAAACATTTAGAGGTAAGGAGACAGGTAACAAAGTTATTGGCACGGAGTGTAGCTTCTGCCGATTTAGGTTTGCCTGTTGGCCTAGCTTGGAAGAGCGTCCATCCATCATGTCAAAAGCAAAAGACCCAAAGATGGTTGGTTACGTAGAAATAAATAATGCCTAATTATAAAGCATTTCGTGCGGCACGTAAGTATGGGTACAGAAGTGGACTAGAGCATAAACTATCTGTCTATCTTGATGAACTCAAAATCTCATACGACTACGAGAAACTAAAGATAGAGTGGGAAGACCTTGCGTACCGCACATACACTCCTGACTTTGTTCTGAATAATGGCATCATTATTGAAACAAAGGGTATGTTTACCGCAGCCGACAGACGAAAGCATTTAGCTGTCAAGCGGCAACATCCACAACTTGACATTCGGTTTGTGTTTGAGAATAGTAGACGCAAGCTGAGAAAAGGTGCCAAGTCAACTTATGGACAGTGGTGTATAAAATATGGTTTTAGATATTATGACCGCATCATACCAGAAGATTGGTTGAAAGAAAAAGGTAAGAATAAGCATCCAAAGTTTATTAAGTTTAGTGGAACAAAAGTGAAAAGGAGATAACATGATAGAGAAAAAATTTAACAACGAAGATATTGTGGTTCGCATCCGGCCAAAGATGGATGGCAGGGACTACGAGTGGACAGGCGAGATTGACATCAGCATTATCTCTTTTCCTGACAATCCACTTGATGATGAGGACTACTCACAACTGATGCACTTTACTAAGATGATGTGTGCCTCTGTGCCTATCATGGAAAATAGTCAGGTGTTGAGAGATGCAATCCATGACTATGTTATGGAGATGGAAGACGCAAAAGAAGAAGAAGAAAAAGAAGAGAACACCCTTGTAATTACTGGTGAGGATGGCAATATAGTACACCTAGACTTCAGCAGTAAGACGAAAGGGAGTGCATAATGAGACACGAGGCATACATGAAACAGCGGCGTGAACTAGAAGATATGGTCAATAGTCCAGCACATTATAACAAGGCTGGCATTGAGTGCATTGAGGCTATTCGCGCAGCTACAGGAGATGGTTATGAATATTATCTGCAAGGTAACATTATGAAATACCTATGGCGTTATCGCTACAAGAATGGTACAGAGGACTTAGAAAAAGCACAGTGGTATCTTAGCAAGCTGATAGAGGAAGTAGAAGGCTGCTACGATGAGAGTTAAGATTTATATAGCTGTCGATATAGACCCGGAAGATTATCCTGTTCCTGCTGACGGGGATGTGACAGAAGAATTAGAAGAGTACATGTATGACATGTTTTACGATATTGATGGAGCAGAAATTATAAACATCAAAACAAAAATGGAGTGATATGATGAACAACTATTTGCCTACAGACTACCAAACATTTATTGCTACATCCCGTTATGCGCGTTGGATTGAAGACGAACAGCGCAGAGAGACGTGGAGCGAAACTGTAGCACGGTACTTCGATTATATGGAAGGCCACCTTGCAGACAAGTATAGCTATGTTTTGTCAGATGAATTACGCGCAGAACTTGAAGAGGCTGTGCTTAACCAAGACATCATGCCAAGCATGAGAGCATTAATGACCGCCGGTCCCGCGCTTGACCGTTGTCACGTCGGCGGTTACAACTGCTCCTACGTACCAGTGGATAATCCTCGTGCCTTTGACGAGACGATGTATATCCTCATGTGCGGCACTGGTGTAGGCTTCTCTGTGGAACGCCACAATGTTGAGAAGCTGCCAATCGTCAACGAGACTATGCATGACACGGATACTGTCATCAAAGTTGGCGATTCTCGTCCGGGCTGGGCCAAATCCCTGCGTGAATTAATTTCGCTCCTTTACGCAGGGCAAATCCCAAAGTGGGATACCAGTGAGGTACGCCCCGCTGGTGCGCGTCTGAAGACGTTTGGGGGTCGCGCTAGTGGCCCAGCCCCTCTGGAAAACTTGTTTAACTTCTGCATCAAGAAGTTCAAAGGTGCTGCTGGCCGTCGCCTCTACCCTATCGAATGCCATGACATCATGTGCAAAATCGGTGAGGTTGTAGTTGTCGGTGGCGTCCGTCGTTCTGCTTTGATTAGCCTATCTAATCTTAACGATGACCAGATGGCACATGCAAAGTCAGGTCAGTGGTGGGACGAGCCACAGAAAAACATCTACAGGGAAGGCCAACGCGCACTCGCTAACAACAGTGTCGCTTACAAAGAAAAGCCGCAGATGGGTACATTTATGCGTGAGTGGCTGTCGTTGTACGAGTCAGGCTCTGGTGAGCGTGGCATCTTCAATCGTCAGTCTGCACAAAAGCAAGCTGCTAAGAATGGTCGCCGGGATGCAGAACAAGATTTCGGAACTAATCCTTGCAGTGAAATTATCTTGCGCCCGTATCAGTTCTGTAACTTGTCAGAGGTTGTTGTACGTGCATCTGACACGCAGCAAACCCTTACAGAGAAGGTTCGTCTTGCCACCATACTTGGCACGTTCCAATCCACGCTGACTGACTTCAAATATCTGCGTAAGATATGGCGAAACAATACGGAAGAAGAGCGGCTACTTGGTGTGTCACTGACAGGTATTATGGACAATGCCATGATGTCTGGTAAGTCAGCGCACCTTGGTAAAAACATAGGGGCTACACTGAACGCACTAAAAGAACAGGCAATATCAACTAATGCAGCTATGGCTGACCAGCTTGGTATACCACAGTCTGTTGCCATTACCTGTGTAAAGCCGTCAGGCACAGTGTCGCAGCTTGTTGACAGTGCCTCTGGCATCCACGCTCGTCACAATCCGTACTACATTCGCACGGTGCGTGGCGACAACAAAGACCCGATTACACAGTTTATGATTTCGCAGGGTATCCCAGCAGAGCCGGATGTTACCAAGCCGGATAGCACGACTGTGTTTAGCTTCCCCATGAAGGCACCCACAGGTGCAGTATGCCGCGAAGACATGTCTGCTATTGAGCAGCTAGAGTTGTGGTTGACCTATCAGCAACACTGGTGTGAGCATAAGCCCTCCGTAACTATCACGGTCAAAGAACATGAGTGGATGGAAGTGGGTGCATGGGTATATGAACACTTCGATGAAGTGTCTGGCATTAGCTTTTTGCCGTTCAGTGACTACGTATATCAACAGGCTGTGTATCAAGACATCAGCAAAGAAGAATACGAAGAAGCACTTTCTTTCATGCCCAAGTTCATTGATTGGGTCAAGCTGCAAGAGTTTGAGAAAGAAGACCACACTTCGGGTGGACGAGAGTTGGCTTGCTCTGCCGGTGTGTGTGAAGTTGTGGACATTGAGGCGGCATGATTGAAGGTACAGACATGCCTAACTGGTGGCAGTGGTGGTTGTTATTTGCCATCACTGTCAACACCGCCATCAATGTGGTTGTATTCTTCAAGCACAGGTTTAGACAAAAAAGGTTGACAGATGAAAAAGAATAGGCCAATATGGAAACAGGGTGATGGCTGGGTACAATACGAACCGCCTAGACATCACCCTTGTTATGAAGAATGGGTAAAAAGAAAGGAGAAAGAGAATGAAAGGACAGATGATACAGGCTCTTAAAAATCATGCCATTGCAAATATCCATTTGCATAAAACAAATATTGATATATACTTCGCTAATCCAGCAGGTATTGGGGAACACTCTGATATTCTGGAAGCAGTGCAGGGTGAACTAGATAAGATAGCTGTGCATGAAGACCGACTCGCAATCCTACGAAACTGGCCACAAGGAGACGAAAATGACGAACAACGTAGTAAATCTGGAACCGAATAAGAAAGACCGCAAAAAGTTTGACATTGACCTCTCGTATGGAAAGGTGCGAGAAAAGATGGTGGCTGAAATGCTGCAGGACAAAAAGATTGAGGTGAAGTCAGAGCGTGATGTGTGGATGCGCACAGGCAACATTGCCATTGAGTACGAGTGTTACGGCAAGCCTAGTGGCATAAATGCAACAGAGTCAGACTACTGGTTCCACAATCTTTGTGTAGGTGACGAGGTGTTTGCTACACTTGTGTTTGATGTGAACAGTCTCAAGCGTATCATCGACAATCTTGACTACAAGAAGACAGTATCTGGCGGTGACAACAATGCGTCCCGCATGTATCTTCTGAATCTGCAGAAGCTGTTTTCATCTGACGTAAT